GCTAGGAAATACTTCTTCGCCAGTAAACTTTGCGAGGATGTTCTCTGCATTTGAAATTGTTCGGACTGTAGACCCCTGGCGGAATACGATGGAGGAATTGATCGTGCTGAAGTTCTTAAGGACATCGAGAGTCTTTTTTGATAGGATAACTTTGCTCATTGAGGGTAGGTTTCAAGGGTGGCAGATTTGTCAGAGAAGTGAAGAAGAAGCAGAGCATAGTGCAGGATCTTGATAATGTCCCGACGAGCAGTGCCCTTCTTATCATAGCGAGAAGCATACTTCAGGATGTTGCTACGGCAGAATGCCTCAGCGTCTCCACATGCTTCAATCAAGTCTAACGTTTGAATACTGTCATTGCCAGCAGAGTAGTGTTGTCCATAGGTACTTGTAATGTAATCACGTAGCTCTGAAATCAGAGCATCTTCATTATATTTAAAACTCATCGTTCCCAAATATATTCAATATTATCATGGTAGCATTTAAAGACGCTGCCGTCAATCCCCTGCATGTAAAGTTCAAGACCATCGCCACCAACGATCTTAGCAGTGCGGCACTGGGTGCCCCGTAGAACTACGAGACGACCCAGATATCCGTGAAATTTCTCAAGCGTTTGCATCTTCTTCCTCCTCAGTGTTTACGTCAGCATCAATCTTATCATACAATTCGATGAATGACTGCTTAGTCTCATCATCGAAACGGTTCACACAAACTTTGATTGCTTTCATGCGATCGTTCCAGATAGCATATGCTCTCATGATGTGAACCAGACGACGAGTAGAAATCACTTCATCAATCCCACCATCCTTGAAAGTTTTACGGATGATGTCTGCCCAGTTAGCAAGGTTGGTGCAGAACTCTTCATCGTGCTTACCAACAGAAGCAGCAACACGCAAAAGAATCTTAGTCTCGGTAGCAGGAGTAGGATACTCTTGCTCAAAGGTGAGAGCGAAACGCTCAAGGAATGCTTCGTTCAAAACATTGGTGCCGATGAAGCGACCGTCATCAGAACCCTTGCCCTTGGTGTTGGCAGTAGCGATGACATTGAAACCTTTAGCAGGTTCAACATAGCGACCAGTCTTCTTAAGATAAACTCCCTTACCTTCAAGAATAGACTGAAGACACAAGATCTTGTTAGAAGCAAGATCAACTTCGTCTAGAAGAAGAATTGCTCCCCTTTCCAGAGCGTTGATGACTGGACCATTATGCCAAACAGTTTCACCGTTAACCAAACGGAAACCACCAATAAGATCATCCTCGTCAGTTTCAATGGTAATGTTCACACGGATTAGTTCCCTATTTAGAGCAGCACATGCTTGCTCAACAGAGAAAGTCTTACCGTTACCAGAGAGACCAGTGATGAAAGTAGGATAGAAGATACCAGACTGAATGATCTTCTTCACATCAGTGAAGTTACCAAAAGGAACATAGTTGTCATCCTTACTAGGAACAAGATTTTGCTCAACAGCAGGAGCAGCAGCAGGTGCCTGATAAGTCTTCTCAAGTTTTTCCTGAACAGTCAGGTTCCACTTGCCGATACCTTGCTTGTAATCTTTAAGACGCTTCTTAACAGTAGCGAGAGAACAGTTGAAGTGCTCAGATGCTTCAAACAGTTGCTTAGTGTTTACCTCAGTGCCATGGGCATCGGTAAGGTAAGAAACGAGATCGTCAGTTGAAACGGGAACGGGAGCGAAAGGCATTGGTCTTTTGTGTTGTATGAATATAGTATAAAGTGTGGTGGGGTCAATGACGACCCCTAGTGTACCAGTTTGTCAACTGACATACCCAATGAAAGAACTGAGGAGTTTTTTGTTGTTGGATTTGCTGCTAAGCATTTTCTTGAATGCACGAGAGATGTCTCCCTTCTTAGCACCAGACTCAACATTGAATTCAGTAGATTCGTTTAGAGCATTGTTAGAGATAGCATAGAGAGCACTGTATGCAATAGGGTTAGGGATGATTGCAGACTTCTCTTTCTTCCACTGTTTTTGTACAGCGTGGTAGTTCTCATACACTGCATAGCGACCAACAAAAGAAGCAAGTTGATTTCCTGAAAGGATACGGAAACCAATTACATTCACACCAGGGTTGCGATCACGAACTTGCTGAATGAAAGTGTTGGTGATGTTGTCATAATCAAACGCTTTATAAGTGATACCAGTCTCACGATCACGGAGAGTTTGATAATAATCAAGTCTACGAAGACGAACAACATACTCATCTTTATGATCAAGATAGATTTCATGACCATAACCAATGGCACAACCTTCACCATCAGACAAAATGCAAACGTTTACTTTTTGCAAGTCATTTTGCTTCTTAAACTCAGGAATCATGTAGTTGAGAAGAATGATGGACTCATTGAGAGGAGTACCAGAAAGTTGCAAACCAATACTTGCTTGGTATCCAGTGTAGTTACGATACACTGATGCTTCACGCCAAAGATTTTTACACATACGCTCATAATCACGAGCATTAGAACGAGAAGAAATAAAATTCATGAGATGAAAATACTCATCAATGTGTACAGTATTTTTCTTTGCATCTTTACCATACTCACGCTCATTGAAGTCATCTGGATTCATAGCACGTTGAGCAACAACCCACTCATTAGTAAATGCATAAACTTCAAACGGGATCTGAACTTTCTTACAGAACGCAGTAAGATTAAGGAGTTGTTTTACTGTTGGCAACAACTCATTTGCCATAGAACCAGACCAATCAAGAATAAAAATCAAACCGTGATTCTTGCCATCAGGAACAATAGTTACTTTTTTGAAAAGATCTTCGTTGTACTTATAAGTGTGTAACTTAGAAGTATCAAGGACACCAGTCTTAGATTGACCAGCACGAGCGTAAGCGTCAGCAGACTTACGGCACTCAAACTCTTTAACAAGATAGTTTACCTCCTTCTGAGATTGCTTACGAAACTCAAGATACTTAGAATCAACTTCTTCATACTTTTCTGCTTCGTATGCTTGACTGTCAATCCAATCGTGGAGAGTAGTCCAGTCAACCACATGCTTATCTAGGTCAATTTTGTTAGGAATCTCAACATAAATTGGGTTATTCACATGACGAGAAGAAAGATTCTCGGATGCATTGTCAAAGGCACGTTGAGTCTCAGAGGTATCACCACCTTCAGAACCACCTTCATCATCCATAAGATTGCCATCTTCGTCATACCAGTCGTCACGAACATCTTCCAAGTCAGCACCTGAAGATGATGCACCAGTTGAAGATTCAGTGTTAGGTTGATCAGTCTCCTCGCTAGACTGTTCTTCAGTTTGCTGCACAGTTTGTTCGTCACTGTTACTTTCGTTTTCAGACTGATCAGGTTGTACGGGAATCTCTGCAACAGTCTCAGTTTTGTTGCTGAAGTTATGTACATCAACAGCAATCTGCAGCACTTCTTCAAAGGTTTCAGCAACATCAGTACGAGCAACAAACACTTGCTCCTCAATGGAGAAAGGGATCATGGCACTAGCACCAATCTTGAAGTGCAGATTGATACGATCGATCAGACTGAAAGAATCAATGTCTTCATTGGCAATAGAGAAAAAGTCACGATCGTTAAGTTCTTGGTAACCACCAGCAAAGGACTTGCGAAGACCAGGATACTTACGCTTCATCAACTTCTCGATGCGAGCATCCTCGATAACATTCACGAAGTCCTTAGGGCAGTCTGCAATATCACGCCAATCTTCGTTAGGTGTGAACAAAGCATGTCCAACCTCATGACCGACAAGCATGTCGAACACAACGTCAGATGCTTTGTCCCACATAGGGAGAGTCAGTACACGACGGTCAACATCAAAAGATGCCGTAGGAACCTTGCGGTGCTCTACAATCAGGTTCTCGGTAGCGAGAAGGCGGGCAAGGTTTCCTTTGATTTCTTTGGTTGACATGTGTCTCTGTTGTTGATGTATACATCATAACAAAGAAATTACTTAGCCAACCAGTCCATGTGTCACTTCGTTAACTGTCTCACTGATGACGGAGTAGTTCTTGACCTTCTCCACAGAGATGGTTCTGTCAAACTTATCCTCTAGACCTTGCTTATGACTGATGACAAACACTTTTGTACTGTCGTCAAAGTTCCTGAGGATCCATCCTAGATCAGATGTACCAGACTGGTCAAGCGATCCATCAAAGATCTCGTCCAAGATCAGTAAGTTAGTATCCACAGAATTCTTAAGCTTAGCAATAGAACGCCAAGTAAGCAGAAGAGCGATGTCAATACGAGCTTTCTCTCCTTCACTGAAACTATCATAGGAAAACACATCACGGTATCTAGATTTGATCTGCTCCTCAAAGTTCTCATCTAAGGTGAAATTGACATAGAACTCCATCCTTTGTAAGAAATCGTTAATTAACTTATTCATGGTAGGAAGATAGGTCTTGATAATCCTAGTCTTAATACCATTATCTTTAAGAAGTTGACCTGCTGTTGTCAGCACGTCACGATCAGACTTTAGAGTAGCATGTTGTTTACTCAAATCCTTCTTATTGTTTACAAGAAGTTGTAGTTTGTTGTACTCTGCTTTCTTATCAACGTTATCACCCTGCAGTTCCTTAATCTCATCTTCCAGTGACTCTACCTGTTTGCGGATAGACATCAACTGAAAGTTAGTCTGAGAAATTGTGGTATTGATTTCATTAACTTGAGTAGATAGTTCAGTGAACTTAGTGAACCGTTCTTGCTCATCAGAGATTGCTTTTTGTAGATCTTCGTAACCTACATTCATCTCATCAACCTTAGATTGACCTAATTGTAACTTTTCATTACGAAATTCTTCTGATAGTTCTTGTGTGCATGTTGGACACACATGATTGTTCTCAAAGAACT